TGAGGATCTTGTCCTTCGCGTCCTCCTTGGAATCGAAGGTCGGCGTGACCCGCTTGACGAGATCCACCAGCTCGGCCGCGTCGCACACCAGGTGCCGGGCCGAGGTGGCCGGGAACAGCTTCGCCCACTCGACCATCGGATTGCCGGCGGTCCGGCACGCCACGGTCCGGGTCCCGCACGCCGCGGCGATGACGGAGCCCTCAGCGTCCGGTAGGCCGATCCGCAGCTCCCCATCCCCGGCCAGGTCCGCGAACGCGGCCACGGCGCTTGCAGGCAGCGGCACGGTGCGTTCCGGCGGGACGCTGCCCTTCGGCCAGGGCAGGCGGGAGGCGAAGATCCGGTAGCGGTCGCCCGCGGCCAGCGTGAGGCCCGCGGCGGACATGCCCAGCTCGCACCCGGAGTTGCTGCGGTTGGTCTGCTCCTCCATGCCCTCGGCCGGACCGGCGGCGGCGGCCAGTAGACGGCCGAGCCCGGCGGGCATCGGCAGGTCCGCGGCCGGGGCGGGCGCCGGGACAGGCCAGTCCTCGGCCGCCATCACCGGCAGGTGGGCGCGGAACGAGCGGCCGGCGGTGACGTTCAGCCGGGCCGTGTCGGCGTCCAGGTCCACCCGGCCCTCGGGCAGGGCGGCGGCCACCGCGCGCAGCAGTCGGCCGGAGACGGCCACCGTGCCGGCGGTGACCACGTGCGCCTCGCGGCGGTCGGCCGCCCAGGTGTCGTAGTCGGTGGCCGCGAAGGTCAGCGCCTCGCCGTCGGCGCTGATGCGGACGGCGGCCAGAATCGGCAGCGCGGCGCCGGTCCGCTTGCCGGCCCACTCGGCCGCGGCCCGCAGGCTGGCCGCGTCGATGGTGGCCTTCACGGTCCCACTCCCGCGAAGCATGAGACCTCGACGAGATGGATCAGCTCGGCGCGGAGGTCGAACAGCGGCGGGAAGTCGGCGGCGTAGCCCTCCAGCTCGAGAAGCTGCCGGTCGTACCGGTCGTGCAGCTCCATCCGGTCCATGTCCTCGGCGCGGAAGGTCGCGCCACCGTTCAGGATGTGCGTGATCTTCGGTAGTAGCTTGTCCAGCGCCTTCACGTACCGCGCCTCGGGCGTGCGGAGCAGCTCGTACTCGGCGATCGTGGTGCAGATCCAGGGCAGCGTCATGGCGAACTGGCGGCCGATCCGCATCATCGCCTCGGCCTCGCGATCGTGTTTGGCCTGCTGGCCGGCCGCGTCGATCCGCAGAGTCGGCGTGTCGCCCGCATAGACCTCTACGAGGTCGTGGACAAGTGCGTACTGCGCGATCAGGCCCCGGTCCAGTTCCGGCAGGTGAACGTGGGCGAATGCGCAGGCGATGAGTCCGAGCATGACCGTGTGGTCGGTGTCCGATTCTGGGGTCAGGCCGTTCTCGTGATAGGTGATCCGGTCGATGCGGCCGAACTGTAGGCACATCTGGCCTAGCTGGATAACCGGGTCTGCGATGTTCATGGGTCCTCCATTCGGGGTGCCGCCGCAGGGTCGGAACGGAGGGGAACGACCCTGCGGCGGCGGGATGCGCCGGAGGCCGACCGGCGCTTGGTCAGGTGGGGCGGACCGCTTCCCCGGCGCTGACGACGCCCGGCCCGCCCCACGATCAGGAGGCCGGGTCCGGCCGGCCGACCTCGGGGTAATGGATCACGCAGTCGGTCCCCGCGATCCCGCAGTCACAGCCACCCGACCCGAGGGCCCGGAGTTCGGCAGCGCACGCGGCGGCATGGCGGGAAAGGATCTCCAGCGCGGCAGCGAACTGCTCGGCGTTCGCCGAGATGATCACATCGGCCCTGCTCCCGGCCATCGCCTACTCGCCTTCGATCGGCTGGTCCGGCACGCCGGCGGCCTTCACCTTGGCCGTCTCCGTTCGGATCGCTTCGGCCACTTCGGCCACTTCCGACTCGGTCATCACGCGAGTGCCAGCCGGGAAGAATCCGGTCGGCTTCCACGCGGCCATCTTGGCGTCGCACGCTCCCCGGTCATGGCCGTTCCATGCCGCGCCGCACAGCGGGCATAGGTCCGGGTTTTTGATCACGCCCGCATCGCGTATCACGACCGTGGGCGAGTCGGGCTCACGGTTCGGACAGTCGCAGTCGCCGTCGATGCACGAGCCGGTACACACGTCGCCCTCGTTCGCGGTCGGCTCGGTGGCGTGCCGCTCGACGTACGCATCCCCCGTCGGCCAGAACCGCGCGTCATCGGCCGCGGTCGGGCTCGGCGGCCACCATGCGCGCGGCGCCTCGCCGTGCCACTGCGAATTGCCCGTCATGCCGAATGCCACGGTCACGGGCTCGGCCAACATCTCGGCGAGTCGGCCCACCTCGCGGTCGGTCAGATCGGCGCTCGGGTTCATCGTCTCCCGCAGGAAGGCCGCCGCGTCGTCGAGCAGGTCCAGCGTGGGCCGCGACATGGTCAGCTCATCGCGGGAGCGGACCAGCTCCCGCAGCAGCAGCGCCGCGCGGGCGCCATCGGTGTGCTGGGCGCGGTCCAGCGCCAGGCCCAGCACCCGAACCGTCTCCAGCGCGCCGGCCAGGTCCGGGTCGGGCTGGGACCGCGGGTGGCCGGCCTCGTGCGCGCCGGTCGGGCGGGCCGGGGCGTAGCGGATGGCGACATGCCAGCCGGCAACCAGCAGCGCGGCGGCCAAGCCGAGGATCGCGTAGGTGGTCACGCGGCCACCTCGCAGCGGATCAGCCGCTCGTACAGGTCGATGGCGTCGGCGTGGGTCTCGGCGATCAGGTCGGCGTGGCGCTCTTCGCACAGCGTCCGGACCTTGTTGTAGACCGCGTCGCGAACCGCCCAGTAGCGGTCGGAGCCGACAGCGTCAGCGGCAGTGACAGTGACAGCGGCAGCGGCAGCGACAGCGTCAGCGGCAGTGACAGCGGCAGCGTCAGCGGCAGTGACAGCGGCAGCGGCAGCGACAGTGACAGCGGGCCGGTCCTTCAGGGACTCCCGCACCCGGGCGCGGATCGTGCCGTACCGCTCGCTGCGGAGCTTCCACGCCGCATCCCTGGCCGCCCTCACCGTCGGATACGCCGCGTCGTAGGTGTCCTCGTCCACGATCTCCGGCAGCGCACGGAGCGCGGCGGCGTGGTCGGTGAGGCCGGCGCGGTCGAGCCACTTCGGCGCGAGCGTGCGGGTCGAGTAGTTCGCGGCGAGCCACCTGCGGCGCTCGTCCAGCCCGTCGCCGGCAGTGCCCGGCAGCAGGGGGATCAGCGGGATCAGGAGCTGCCGGGCCTCGGTGGGCAGCCGATCGTTCAGTGAGCGGCCGAGCGAGCCCAGCCAACCCGACACGCACGGCGGGTGGTCGGTGTGTGGGATCCCCAGGACGTAGGCGACGGCCTCCATGAGGCACATCTCGTCGTCGGGGGAGTCAGGGGCGTCGTGGCCGCCCGAGGCGAGGTGCCGGATGCCGGCGAGGCGGTCGGTGTCGATGGGCACGGGAAGCTCCGTTCGTCGGGTGGTGGCTTGAGACTAGCACGGTGGTGCCGGCCGTCAAGACTCCCGGCGGATCGCCTCGGCCGCCCGGTTCGCCTGCCGGCCGCGCATCCGGATGGTGCTGGCCGAGGGCTCCACCGGGGTGCCGGAGTGCCGGGGGTGCGGGCCGCGACCCTCGCGGATCACGTGCTCGGCAGCTTGCGCCAGCGGGACCGTGGGCGGGATGGGGTTGTTCGACATGGGAGTTCCCTTCGGTTAGCGCCAGCCCTCGAACGGCCAGTAGCCGCGCTCGGGCGGACGGGCGGGGCGGGTCAGTAGTGCGGCGCCGGCCAGCAGCGCGAGGGCGAGGGCGGGCAGGACCGCGATCACGACGCGTCCACTTCGTCGAACAGGGTCGCCTCATTCCGGGCCACCTCCACTGCGCGACAGTTGCGGGCGGCAACGCGGAAGTAGTCGGGCTTCAGTTCCACTCCGACGAATCGGCGGGCCAGCCGGAGCGCTCCAACCCCCTCCGACCCGATCCCGGCGAACGGTGACAGCACCACCTCGCCGGGGTTCGACCACAGCCGGACCGCACGCTCGATCACGGGTAGCTGCAGCGGACATAGGTGCCGCTCGTCATCGGCTGCTGCGGCGTGTCGGCTGCCGAGGTTGCCATCCCGGACGCCGAGCACGTCGGTCTCCCGGATGCCGCGCCACCATTGGCCGGCGAGCAGCTCGGCCCACTCCAGGCCGAGCTGGTCGACCTCCCGGCCAAGGATCGGCCAGACCGGGCGGGCGAAGTCGATCCAGTCCTCCTGCGTCAGGTCAGTGTGGACAGGGACGGCGTTCCTCCCGGGCGTGCGCATGATGACCACATAGTCGGCCCATGCCTGCCACATCGCGGCTGCGTCGCGGGCGAGCTGGACAAACAGCAGGCCCTTGGAGTGGGTGCGGATCGCCTGCGCCTGCGGGTTCTTATCGATGCCGATCTCGGAGTGGTAGACGAATCCGCACTCCTGGAAGTGGCGGATGGTGTCGCCACGGAAGTCCCGGCGGCCCGAGGCTCCGTGGGTGTTCTCATAGGCTGGAAGATTTGCCACGTGGATAGCCACCAGACGGCCGGGGCGCATCACCCGCAACAACTCACGGGTGATGTAACCGAACTGCTGCCAGAACATCTCATCGCTGGAGACGTTGCCTAGGTCACGGTCGGAGGGGGAATAGGTGTATGTGGACGAGAACGGCGGAGAGAACACGGCGAGGTCCACCGACGATGCCGGCAGGCCTGGGAGGGCTTCGGCGGAGTCGCCGTTGTACAGCACCCAGTCGGTTCCGCTCGCCTGGTCCATGATGCGGTCGGTCACGTGGCGGTCTCCAGCCATTCGGGCCGGACCATCGGCCGGCGCGGTTCGTAGTCATCGCCTGCGGAGGTGCCGGCGAACAGCTCACGGCGGTTGTGCTCGGCAACCGCGGCGACGAGGCCGCCGGTCACCTCCTGCGCGCGGCGCTCCTTGGCGCGCACATTGGCGGCGATGGCCCGCTCCAGGTCGGTCAGGATGATGTGCACCTCGACCGGCCGGTCCTGGCCGAATCGCCAGCAGCGGCGGATGCCCTGGTAGTACAGCTCATAGGAATCACCGAGTCCGACGAACACCTGCCGGGCGCAGCGCTGGAAGTTCATTCCGTAGCCGGCAATAGTCGGTTTGGTTATGAGCACGCGGACGCGGCCCGCAGCGAAGTCGGCCAGCGCATCCGCCTTCACCTCGGCGGTGTCGCTGCCCTGGATATTCACCGCACCCGCGATGGCCGCAGCGACTCCAGCGGCCTCATCATTGCGGCCACACCATACAAGCCACTGTTCGGCCGACTCGGCATGTATCAGCCGGACCGCCGCGGCCACGCGGTCACTCACCGTGTCGCGGCGGATCTGCGCGCGGTGGGTGACTCCCTTCAGTGCGGTGGTAAATAGCTCACCTTCGGCCGTCCATCCGTCGGTGGCAATGAGGTGGTCGGTAATGTTCAGCGGTGGCAGCACATACGCGGAGCCGTCGAACCCCAGGTCGGCCGGACTGCGACAGGCCATCGCCCAGTCCGCCAGCCACTCGTAGAATGCACGCTTGGCGTGACCCTTCATTCGGTACTTCATGAACTCGCCGCGGGAGTCGGCGATGAAGAACGTGGACCGCATCTCCTGCGGGGTCATCACGCCAAGGAAGTCGGCGTGATTACACAGCTCCTCGATGTCGTTCGGGGCGGGCGTGGCGGTGCACGCGAGTCGGTACGGGGTGTTCCGGAACGCGGCGACGAGCGCGCGCTTGGTGACTCCGGAGTACGCCTTGAGGATGCTCGACTCGTCCAGCACAACCGCGCCGAACGTCGCCGGGTCGAACAGGTGCAGCCGATCGTAGTTGGTGATGGTGATCGGCCCGGCGATTTCGGTCTGATTGTGGGCGTACGCGATGGGCACGCCGATGGCCGCGGCCTCCCTCACCGTCTGTGCGGTCACCCCCAGCGGTGCCAGCAGTAGGCCGCGGACACCACGGGCGGCCAGGTATTCCAGCCACCGGACCTGCATGCGCGTCTTGCCGGTGCCGGTGTCGGTCCAGATCGCGGCCCGGCCGCGCCGCAGGGCCCACGCGGTGATGTGCGCCTGAAAGTCGAACAGGTCGGCGGCCACATCGTCGGCGGTGCAGTCGTACCCGCTGGCTGGCGCCTTCCAGCGCTTCGCGGCCAAAAAATCGGCGTAGTCCATCAGGCTCCGTTCGTCGGGTGGTGCCTTGAGGGTATCAGGACTCCACCGTCTCCGGTACCGGCACAAGCGGCAGCGGCCGGGCGGTCCAGGCCATGCCGCACACACACTCGCCGTCGGTGCCGGCGCCCGCGAACAGCCGCAGGAGTTCGATCCGGCCCATGCCGTCAGCCAGCGCGACCGCCTCGCGGCCGATGTGCGCGGTGAACGCCACGTTAGGCAGATCGGCGCTGGGGTGGGACTGGCGGAACATGTAGATCCACTGATTGAGCGCCTGGTGGGCGTGGTCGTTCTCCCACGGCTCGTCCGGCACGGTCCAGTCGCGCGTCACGGCATGTCCCGCCCGACCTGGTAGCCGTCCAGCCGGAACTGGCGGCGCTCGATTTCGACGTTCCGCTCGATCTCGTCCAGCACCTCGCTGGCCGGCCGCGCCCACGGCGGGGTGGCGGCCTTCACGGCGCGGCGCACGTTGGCCGGCATGATCATGGTGTCGTGATCGGCGTACCAGGCGCGGATCGCATCCTTGGCCCGGTCATAGTGCAGGTCGCTGAGCACGTCGTGCCATGCGATCACGTCGGCCTCGCCGACCGTGCGTTTGTCGAACGCCGCGGCGTAGGCGAGAAGCTGGCCGATCTCGGTCGGGGTCACTGGATCATCCTTCGGGGTTGGTGTTGGTCAAGCTGGCCGGAGTCGGCCAGAGCCTGCACTCGGGCGCCCGCGTCGAGCGCCTGCTGTACGCGGTCGTTGGTGGTGGAGCCGGCCCGGCCGTTGGGTATCCGTGCGCCGTTGCGACGGGCGTAGTCCACCTGGTCGGGTAGTGAGCTCGGCCGGACGCCAGTCTTGCGCCAGAGCACGAAGCCTGCCCGGATCTCCTCATCGGTGTAGCCGGCTCGGCAGAGCTCCGCGAGGTGTCCGCCGAGCTCTGTCATTGCCCGGGGGTTGACCTTGCCGACGGCCTGGACGTGCTCCTGCAGCAGCGCCTCGATCCGTCCCGGTTGTCCGTGTGGATCTTCGCGCGCGTGGGTTTCTGTCACCGGTGCTGGTACGTAAGAGTTAGTTCTTTGGGTAGGGCCGGGTCGGGGTTCAACGATTCGTGTAGCACTTGCTGAAGCATTTGCTTCGGGTTTGCTTGCTCGGGAGTGTCCAGATTTGAGCCCGCCGAGTCGGCCGGCGGCGGCCCGCTTCGCCCGTTTGTCCAGCTCAGCAGCCCTGGTCGGGTTGCACTGGTGCCAGTCGTGGAACACCCACCCGTGATCGTCCACAGGCTGTGGACACTGGCCGCAATCGTGCCCAGCTTCGTGCCAGAGGCGGGCCAGCACGAGGCCAGCCGCGAGCCGGCGGCCGGCTGGCCACGACGCGACGAACCATGCCGGCACCTGTCCGTCGGAGAGTTGGTCGCCGCACCAGGAGCCGGCGACCGTCCACAGTCCGAGCGCGGCGAGGCCGGCGCGGCGCGGCTTGCTGTGGCCGCACAGCGTGTCGTCCACGCGGAACCACGTCACGCTGATTGCTCGACACCATCGGGCTGGACCTGCCCGAGCACCTCGGACAGTTCCACGCGCAGCAACCGCGGCCCGAGCCGCCAGCCTCGGATCCGACCGATGGTGATCCAGCGACGGACGGTGCGGTTATGGACGCCGAGCAGGTCGGCGGCAGCCTGAAGGGAGATCAGGTCGGGCGGCGGTTGCATGGGCAGACACTACCGCGCGGGCCGGTTGTGCCGCTAGTGTCACTATGTCCGCTCCCGAGCCCGTGAGTAGCACGTGCCGCACCGCCCGCGCGCCCGGAACGCGACGTACCCGGCTTCCCGCCAGCGGGGCACCCGGCGGTAGGCCAGCGCGGTCACCATGGGCCGGCCGCAGCCCGCGCACGGGCCGAGTTCCGGGCTGACCGAAGCGGTCACGGCCGGCTCCACTGTTCGGCCATAGCCCGGGCGATCCCCGGGAAGGTCAGGTTGCGCAGCGCGGCACGGCGCACTTGACCGCCAGGCTGGCGGGTTCCGCTGGGCCGCCGCGGCCCGTATCCGGCCTGGCACCACGGCGCCGTGTCCGGCGGCCTGGACGCCACGGCCGGCACCAGTGGCGGCAGGCCGGACAGCCAGAGGCCGGTGCGCTTGGTCCACGGGTCGCCGAACTGCCACGGGTCCACATATTGATCAGCCGGGCGGATCTGGGTACCGATGGCGCCGGCCGGGTTCTCCACGGCGATCCGCGGTACCGGTGCGGCGAGGATCATCCGCACGAAGTCCAGCGCTGCAGCGCGCTGAGTCGCGATCTCGGTCCAGCGCCAGGCGTTGCTGGCGGTCAGGTAGGTGCAGGGTGGGAAGGCGAGCAGCACGTCCCAGCCGGTCAGGTCCACCGCGGACAGGTCGGCGCGGATATGCCATCGCGGGTCGGCCGCGGTGGGCTCCAGGTCGAGCGACCATGCGTCGTGCCCGCGGGCGCGGAAGGCGTCTCGCACGCGACCGCTAAACTCGCAGGCGACCAGCACCCTCACGGCCGACTCCGGCCCGTCCGCAGGTCGTGCAGGGCCTGCCCGGAGATGCCCAGCGCCCGGGCCATCGCGGCGTAGGGCACGCCGAGCCCGTCCGGTGGGCTGGCGTGCAGCCGCTCCAGCTCGGCGACCAGCGCGCCGCGGGCCGCGTCCCGGATGGCCCGCGCCTCGGCCCTGGCGACCGGCAGGCGGGCATGCAGGGCGCGCAGCGTCTCGGCGGCATCCTCCGGCAGGGTGGCGCTCACGAGCGCCGCTCTCGGAGCCCTACGATGAATGGCCCGATCACCTTGTCCTCGAGCCCGATCCCGCGTAGCTGGCCGCCCATCTGCACTCCGCTATGCGACTTCGCGTGGATGTGGCAGAACGGCTTGCCGTCGAATAGCGAGACGCCCGACTCGATCTCGATCGTGGACAGTTCCTGAACGCGGCCCATCACCGCACCGCCGGGAAGCTGACCCGGGGCGAGGTGCCCAGGGTGGGTGGCGTCTCGCCGTAGTGCTCGAGGATCGCCCGGGCGGCGGCCTGATCCAGCGCCCCGCCCTCGCCCGGCGGGCGCCCGGCGGTCCAGCGGATCCGCCTCCTCGTGCCGTCCACATCCTCGTACGCGGCCCCGTCGTGGCTCACCAGTACCTCCCGGCAGTAGTCGATGGCGTCCTGCACCCGCGCCCGCTCGGCCCGCAGTGCCCGCATCTGCCGGGCGGCGGCCTCGACCTGCGCCGGAGCGGCCCGGTCGGAGACCAGCGTCGGTGCCGGCTGGCCGGGCTCGACCCCCCAGCAGCGGGCCCGCCAGCGGCAGGAGTCGCACGGCGACCAGTCCGGGTGCCGGCCGCCGCGCGGGATCCCTTCCGGCGGGGTGCTGGCCGTCAGGTCGATCACGGCGTACATGGCGGCCGCGGTCCGCTCGGCCTCGGCCTGGTCGTAGGACCAGGAGTCCTCGAAGCTCTCGCCGCTGGAGCGGTTCAGGTAGGTCACCGACAGCCGCTCGACCGGCTGGCCGTACTCGACCGCCAGCCCGAGCCCGTACAGCTCCACCTGCTTGCCGTCTGCATCGGCCGCTGAGCCACGTTCGGCGGTCCGCTGGTACATCTTGTCGCTCAGGCTCTTGAGGTCGTCCACGGTGGCGCTGTCGGTCTCGTAGGCATCCACCCGGCCGGGCCGGTCGAAGCCGGGTACGGTCACCGGCTGCTCGACCAGCCAGCCGGGGTGCGCGGCCAGCCGGGCCGCTGCGACCCCGGCGTGCAGGATCTTGCCGAGGATCGCGGCGCGGACCAGCCGGTCGGGCACCGGGTCGGCGGGCTCGACTCGCTGGACGCGGTAGGCGAGCTGGCGCCGGCAGCCCTTGCCGGGCACGAGCACCCGCGCGTCCGACGGCCCGACCCGGGGGTCTCGGGACTCCTGCTCCAGCGCATCGGCGGCGGCCAGGTCGGCCCAGAGGTCGCTCACAACATCCCCCGACGAGGCGTCATGTCGCGCTCGGCGCATTGCGTAATCCTGACCTGCTGGCGCGATTCCGGTATGCCGATAATCTGCACCGTGAGCAGATCTCCGTCACGCTCCAGCACCAGGTTTTCGCTGCGAGACAGGCCACGCCATGCCATTACCGGCTGTAGATATACCCGGTCGTCGGGCTTGACGGTGGCGGCCCATTCATCGAAGGAGCGCGGCTGATGCTCGGCGCAATAGACGCTCTGGCTCACGCCGTCATTGGTCAGGATATGCGCGCTACAGGTCGCACAGCACCGGAGTTTGCGGCACGGATCGTAGTTTCCCATCCACGGGTCGCCCATCAGTACGTTCCGGGGTCGTCGGCGGCGTGGGGGTCCGGCACGCTGGCCGGGTGCTGGTCGTGCTCCATGGCGTACGCGCGCCAGGCTTGGCCGTCCAGTCCGTACAGGCCGGCGGCGGCCAGGGCGTCGTACAGGTCGTGGGCGGCCCGCTGGGTGTCGGCCGGGGTGTACATCGGTTCTCCTAACGTCGGGTGGTGCCTTGACGTTAGGCCGGTCCGGGCGCCAGGTCAAGCGGCCCGAAGCGGCCCGGTGTCGCCTGTTCGTACCGCTCGCACGGGCAGTTGCCGGCCTGCGAGCCGGCGCAGCAGTAGGTCAGCCGGCCGGCCGGGGTGGCGTGGTGGGAGGAGTCGGGATGCCCGCACCGGCAGGCCGGTGGGTGCCAGGGCATCGTCTGGTAGCAGGCCGGGCACCGCGGCCGGGCGGTCACGGAATCGCAGGAGCCGGGCGGTACCGATCCATCTGCTCGGCTGGCACCGGGTAGATCTCCTGGTAGTCGCCGTGCCGCATGGCGCACGGTGCACACACGGCCATCCGAACCGGTCGCCCGGCACTGTCGGCATAGCCGGACTCACCACCGGGCAACTCGGTCACCTCCAAGTAGACCTCGCCGGGCTGGATGGTGCGGCAGTAGCCACCACACCCGGCCCACTCCTTCCGTGCCACGCGGCGCCGATAGACGGTGCTGGGCAGCTTCACCGGATCCCCAGGTCCGCGTCGGTGACCCCGGAGCGGGCCTTGATCACGGTGGCCAACTGCTCGACCGACCACTGGTCCGGGTTCTTGCGGAGCAGCGCGATGTCGCGCACGAGGTACTGAGCGAGGCTCTTGCCGGCAGCCTCGGCCAGTCGGTCGAGCACGGCCAGCAGGTCGGCCGCAGTGGGCGGGCTCGGCTGGTCCTCAGCCTCGGCTTCGGGCTCCTCCATCCCGGGTAGCGGCACGTCGTCCACGCCGGGCAGCGGACCGCCGGCCATCTCCACGTTCAGGAACGGCGCGACAGGCGGATCCTCGAACAGTGGCGGCCAGCCTCCGGCCGGCGGCACCTCGTCCGCGCCCACGGCGTCGGTGCCCATCAGGTCGGCCGGTGGGTCATCCACGATCTCGGCATCGACCGGTTCGAGGTCGGCCGGGTGTGGCATCAGGTGCTCGGCCTCGTCGGGGTGCTCCTCGATCCATGCCTTGACCCGGTCGGCAGCCACCTGGATGTGGTTGCGGCGCTTGACCCCGAGCCGTTCCCGGGCGTCAGCATGCTCCCACCATGGCGGCGGGTCGGCCTGGCCGGTGGCCTGCTCGATGAACGTCAGGTCGGCGGTCGGGTCGTAGGGCTCGGGCTCGGCCGGCTCTCCGGTGACCCGCTGGACGGTCTCGGCGACCGCCTCGCGCCGGGCCTGTACGCGCGCTGGGCTGGCCGGAGTGGGCTCCTCCATCTCCGGGGCCAGGTCCATGCCGCCGGTGATGTCCATGGCGTAGGCGTTGACCATGCGCCCGGTGGCCCGGTGGCGCAGCATGTCCCCGGTGTACTTCTGCCACGACAGCGGCTTGCCCTTGTCGCTGACCGCGACCACGCCGACCACCTCGCCGGCCGCGTCGGTCCGGATCTCGCTGATCAACTCGGCCTGCAGCGCCATCGCCAACGTGAACGTGGCCGACTTCGGCTTGAGGCCGGGCCGGGTGAGGGTCACCGTGTGCGCAACGGGGAACCCGGTCGCGGAGTAGGTCACCTCGTCGTCGATGTCGCAGCCCTTCGCCAGGATCATTCCCCGGGCGGACGCCTCCCGCAGGCCGACCCGGTTCTCCACGACGTGCAGGTGCTGCATCCACGCCATGCCGCGGAAGCCCAGGTGCTCGCCCCAGGACTGCGCCAGCACGATCGAGGCGGCGGCGATGTCCACCTGCCGCTCGGTCAGGGCGAAGCCGGGCTTCACTCCGGCGCGGAAGCCCGCCGGCACGAGGTCGGATTGCGCCAGCGCCCGGGCGTGGGCCATCTTCTGGCGCATCGTCTCGGGCACCGCCACGTCCAGCGCGGTGGAGTTGGCCCGGTAGACCTCAAGCTGGGCCTCCTGCCGGCGCCGCAGGAGTTCGGGGTCGATGGGCTCGCGCGGCGCCTCGGTCGGCTCGGTCATGCCTCCCCCAGGATTTCCAGCAGGCTCGCGGTGCACAGCGCGCAGTCGCAGTCGAAGTGCCATCCCGAGATGTCCAGGGTGGCGTCGGGCAGCGCGTCGATCCGGGCGCAGACGTCCGGGCCGAACTCGATCGGTGGCGCGTTGCGGATCAGCGGGGTGAGGTCGATGGGCTCGGCCGGACGGGCCGGCTGCTCGGGCTCGGTCATGCGCCCCACGCCCCACGCTGGCCGTGCTCGCTGTTGGCCGGCACGAAGACAACGGTCGGTGCGAGTGCATTGATCGCCCGGCCAGTCTTGGTCTCGGCGATGGAGCCGGACAACCGGCCGGCCCGAACCCCGCCCCTATCGAGCCGGTTGGCCCGCCGGCCGGGGCGGGTCGAATGTGGCGCGGGCGCGTTGATCCGGCGCCGCGCTGCTGAGTGTGCGGTCATGTTGGTGCCCTCTCGTCGGGTGGTGCCTTGAGTATACCCGTCCGCTACACTCAGCGCGACGCCACCCGGGAGCAGTTGAGCATCTCCTTTCTCGGGTGGTACTGGGCAAGTTGGGCTCCTGCTCCTTGCCGGGTGGTCGTCACCTAGCGGCCCGCCGCCTCCCCCGTGAGCGGCGGGCCGCTGGCGTCCAGCGCCTCGCGCACGAGGTCGGCCACAGAGCAGCCGCGGGCGGACGCCTGCTCGCGGAGCGCGGCGTGCATCTCGGCCGTGACAGGCACGACGAGTTGTGCGGTGAACCGGCGGGGCCGCTCGGCTCGGGCCATCAGGGCCTCCTGGTCGGGCGGTGCGGTGCGCAAAAGCGACACCGCTCGGGGTTGCACTCGCCGGCCATGTGTCGCCAGGCGGCGGCATCCTTCGGTCGGACGCCGATCGGGACGGGCGGCGGCGAGCCTGCGAGCGCGGCATGCCCGGGGAACGAGTCCCGCCATCGGGTCGGGTGTCCCGGGAAGTGTTTCGGGTTGCGGTAGTCGCAGCAGGTCGGCGGGTCATCCGGACCAGCTGGAGCCGCGCAGTTCGCACACGCCCATCCGCTCTCCATCTGCTCTCCTCGGGTGGTGTGCCCACAGTCTATGCCTGTCAGCCATTGACTGTCAACCATCGTGCGGTGTAGAGTGGTGGCACACCACCCGAGAGGATCACCCGATGAGCGTGTACGAGGACTACATCGAAGCCACCCACGGCGACAGCGACGACACCTGGACCGTGTGCGAGGGCGGCTGCGACCGCGCGCTGCCGGCCGACGAGGCCGAGCACGCGCAGTGCGGCAGCCTGCTGGTCTACTGCTCGGACTGCCTGGCCGACCACGCCCGCGGCTGCCTCGCGTGTGGTGCCGAGTGAGCGCCCCGAAGCTGGCCGCGGTCCCCTCGCCCGGGGTGATCGAGAAGGCGATGGCCTACCTGACCACCGGGCATGTGTGCATCCTGCACGCCACACCCGAGCTGGTGGACGCCACGGTGCGCTCCGGGTCGTCCGACCTCGTCTACCACGTGGCCGGGTCGGCGTCGCTGTGGGTGTGCCAGTGCCCGGCCAACCGGCTCGGCTCGCGGCGGTGCGCACACATCCTCGCGGTTCAGGCCGTGTGGTCGGCGGGCGGTGCGTGATGCTGTGCTGGCTTGGGCTCCACAAGTGGCGGCGCGGGCTCGCGCTCCCGAGGAATGGTGCGTGATGGCGGTTTACTGCTCGCACTGCGGCTCCAGCGATCACCCGGTGGGGGCCTGTCCATTCATCAACAGCAAGAGCATCCGTCGGTTGGAGCGGGAGACGCTACACGCGCTGGACGATCTGCGGAAGTCGTGGGACGCCTACGACAAGGACTGGGCGCCGGGTGGCAAGCACAAGGCCAAGAGGCCCAAGGGGAAGCGGCCGAAGAAGAAGGGATGCCTGTCCGTCCTGGTCGCCTACGTCGGGCTGTTCGCGGTCGTGACGGGAGTGCTGTTGTGGCTACTGTGAGCGCGGTGCGCGGGTGGCTGGCTGACGTGGTGCTGCCCGCACTCGCGGCGGTCCTGGTCGTCGCTCTGGCGACGGTCGCGATCTGGTGGCGGCAGGGCCGGGCGCTGGAGCCGGTCCTGCCGCACATCTACCAGCCGTGGACCTTCGAGACGGAGTACGCGCCGGGCATCCCGGTGTGCCCGGCCACCGACGCGCTGGGCGTGTGCCAGCCCCGGCAGGTCTAGGCCCACAGCGGGGCGTCGGTCACCGCGATCCGGCCGTGGTGGCCGAGCCACTGGATCAGCCAGGACGCGGCGAGCTGCGCCGCGTTCCACTGCTCGCGGGCGCCGTAGCTGTCCTCGGTGGCATCGGCCACGAGATGGCCGTCGGTGAACCGGGCCTGCATGGCGGACGCGTCGTTCAGGTGGACGTCCGCCCAGTACCCGGCCGGCCGCTCGGACAGCCCGTCCAGCCCGTATGCGCGCACGCCGATATCGAAGGCGGCGAAGTTGGTCGGCCGGCGGTCGCCCCAGTCCCCGCCGGCCGGGTAGTTGATGATCGGGTCCGGCTCGCCCGGCGCGTACATCGGCAGGGCGCCGGCCAGCGGCCGGGACAGCGCGGCGTAGACGTGGTCGCAGTTCCACAGCAGCGCCGCCGGCACGGGGCGCCCGGCCAGCGACAGCGTCGCGGCGGCCCAGGTGAGCAGGTGCGCGGCGGCCATGTAGTCGGGGTGGACACGGTCGTGGTTGACCACCGAGTAGTCCGCCTCGGTGTTGGAGCCGGCCAGCCACCCGACCAGCGGTCGGCCCGAGACTGCCTCGCCCGAGCCGGCGTCGTCGGGGTGGGAGTAGGCGGCCACCGCGAACCGGGCCGCGGTCTGCAGCCAGCCCGGCGCCCGGACGTGGCCGGGCATCATGGCGTAGGCCAGCGCCGGCGCCAGCGCGTTCCAGGCGCACTCCTCGGCTCCGGTGTCGCCCGGGGTGAGCACGGTTCCGTCCAGGTCGCGCAGGTACCGGGGCTGGCCGCCGAGCTGGGCATCGGCCTCCGACTCGACCATGCGGGCCACAGCCTCCCGGGCCGCGCCGGTCAGGTACCGCCACTGCAGCCAGCCGGCGGTGCCGGCCAGCCACGCCCACAGCGCGCTCTGCCAGGTGCCGCCCCACCCGCCCGAGGTGTTGGCCCGGTGCGCCGCGGCGAGGCTCGTCACGATCGAGGTGGCCCGGTCCCGGGGGATGCGGTAGTCGCCCACGCCGGAGACCACCGGGTCCCAGACCTGGGTCTGCACCGTGATGGACAGCGCCAGCGCCGCGGAGCCGGCCGAGCGGATCGGGATCTCCTGATTCGGGTAGGTCGCGGGCGGCGTCCAGAAGTTGGTCAGGTAGCGGAGCTGGCCGTTGAGCAGCACCGACAGCCGCGAGTAGATCGGCGCGGAGGTGCGCAGCGAGGCGACCTGTTCGACCAGCGGGGCGAGCGGCACGGGATTCTCCTGACTAGGGGCCAGTGCGGTAGCAGGACAGCCATGCGGTGACGTTGACCGGCGCCCCGGTGGTGTGGAACAGCACGACCTGGAAGCTGTCGCCGGCCAGCAGTGGCAGGCTGATCGAGTTGGTGACCTCGGCGTCGGTGGGGTTGCCGTCCTCGCGGAAGCTGGCCGGGTAGCCCGTGTTCGCGCTGGTCACGTTGATCGAGGCGAACACGCGGGTCGTCCAGGCACCGGCGCACCGGGCGGTGATGTCGAATGTGCCGCCGCTGGCGGCCGGCACGAGGATGGTGGCGCCGGTGACTGTGATGAAGGACGGCGTGTTCTCGTCCGAGGTGTCCCAGGAGATTGCGGTACCCGCTCCGCCGGAGGCGATCGACTGGTTGGCGGCCCTGCGCAGCCGGCACCCGATCCGGGTCGGGTTGGCCAACGCGGCCAGTTCCGAGGCGAGTACCTGATGGCCGGCGGGTAGCGTCATGTCATCCCAATCCCAGGTAGACGGGGTTCCACAAGCGCACCGTGGCGCCGCTCGGCAGGGCCACGTCGAAGCCGTCCACCGACCGGAGCACGGTGAAGGTCTGCGGGCTGGCGGTGCCGACGATCGCGGTCACGGTGATCCGCACCCCGTTGATGTTGACGTCGAACGGGAAGTCGGCCGGGTAGGTGGCCGAGTCCGTCCACACGATCCCGGCGCTTGCTACAGACAGCGATGTGGCCGAGTCGGAGTGCGCGCCGTTCAGGGTCGAGCCGTCGGTCTCCAGCCGGAAGCAGTACCGGTCGTTGCTCTCCACCGTGGCGATGGCCCACGGCGTGGCCGGCGAGCAGTTGACCCCGATCCGCCACTCGAACCCGTTCAGCGTCTCCTCGAAGCCCTGCGCCAACTGGTCGGCCGCCGGCAGCCCCCCGGCATACCCGGGCAGGCTGTCCACGGTGAGGCGGTCGGCGACGTCGGTCCGGGCCATCTGCCCGAGCAGGGCTGCCAGCCCGTGGCTGCCGGTGTGGGCGAGGTTGAGGTTCAGCCGCGGGTACCGGGCCTCGTCCACGGTGCCGAGGTGGACCCGCCAGGCCGCCTGCTCGGCCGCCGCGGCGTCGGTGGCGAGGTCCAGGTCAACGCTGGTGTCGTAGCGGCCCACCCCGGCCGGCGGCTCCTGCGTGGACAGGGCGCCGGTGGCTAGCTCCGCCTGGGCGGACTGGCCGAAGCGGCGGTTCACGGTGACGTCGTTGCGGGTGAGCTGGTCGTCGTCGGCTGGGTCCAGCGGGTGCGCGAGGTGCCCGTCTGTGGTGTAGTCCAGGTCGAGCACGGAGGTCTGGCAGATGATCTGCGAGCGCATCCGGTAGGTGAGCCCGACGAAGTCCCGGGGCTCGAACAGCACCCCGCCGTCGGTGGCCTCGGCCGCGCGCAGCAGGTCCAGCGCGGTCGCGGTGCGCTGCACCCCGCACGGGTAGGACGTGGTCAGGTCCAGCAGCGGGGAGCCGGGGATCCGCAGCGCGATGCCCTCCTCCGCGCAGATCCGCACGATCCGGGTCGCGGCCGGCTCGGCGTCGTAGCCGCCCGCGGCGTCCACCGCGTCGGCCACCGCGGGCGTGGTGGTGGCCGCCCCGCCGGGCTCGGGTGCGTGGTCCCAGACCACGATGTGGCCGATCGCCAGGTCGGTGCTGTGCTGGAGCAGGTCCTGGTAGTCCACGTACTGCGGGAACTCCAGGGTGTGCGCGGCGTAGGTGGTGGAGATGTAGCTGGCCCCGTCCACGAACAGGTCGTACTGGATGTTGGCCCCGGACTGCCGGCACTCGAAGCGAACGTGGTGTGGGCCGGCCGGGGAGAAGAACGACGCGGCGATCGGGTTGGTGTGGCTGACCGCGTCCGGGCTGGTCACCTTGGCGAGCAGGGTGTTCGGGTTGAACCGGACGTCCCACTGCATGCTCGCGGTCCGGACGATCATCGCCGACTCCGACGCGGACTCCGACCCGGTGCGCATCCAGTCCAGCGCCCACCCGTCGGCCGGCAGCCATGCGGCCGGGGTGTCCACGTAGCCGAACAGCTCGCCCGCGTTCGGGGTGAAGCTGACCGCGGCCGGCAGCCACGGGGCCAGCGCGCCCTGGCCGAGGTGGGTGCCCACGGTGTCCGGGCTGAACCCGGCGAAGACCTGCATCGGGTGCGCGCCGACCAGCGCCGCGCCCTGGGTGGCGAGCTGGCCGTCCTCCAGCGGCCAGTACGCGACCGGCTGGCCGCCGGTGCCCTCGGCCTGGCGGGCCAGCACGAACCGCACCATCGGCGAGCGGACCGGGCTGGAGCCCTGCCCGAGCCGGCGCAGGATGCCGTTGGCCTGGATCGGAACCCACACGTCCAGGCCGTGATGCTCCCACCTACTCGGCCAGCTCGCGACCTCGCCGCAGAACCGGGGCTCGACCGCCTCGACGAACAGGTCGTCGAAGGACAGCACGATCGGCTTGGCGTTGGTGTTGCCCGCGGTCGGGCCGGCGAACAGGAACAGCGAGCCGGGGTCGAATGCCCGGGTGGTGTCCTCCCACACGCCGTGCCAGGTGGTGGGCTCAGCCCCGGCCGGGTCCCACACCCGGACCAGCAGATGCCGGCCGGCGGTCCGGAACCGGACCCGCAGCGGCGTGCCGGCGCCGGCGTGGACCAGCGCGGGCACGGTCGCGGTGGCGCCGATCTGGGCACTGGCGTAGGTGAACGCCTTGATCTGCACCGTGTTGGCGGTCGTGACCAGCACCTCGATGTACGGCCCGGTGGTGCCGGCCGAGGTGTCCAGGTGGCCGGCCATGCCGCAGGCGATGATGCTCGCCCCGGTGGCCTGGTCCACGGCGAAGGTGACCGCGGCGTCGAAGTCCACCCACGACGGACCGCCCGCCCCGTCGTCCAGGTAGCACCCGGTCGTGGTGTTGTTGTTGTACAGCGCGACCAGCGCCTTGCCGCCGCTGACCGCGTACTGGAAGTTGCTGTGGTTGGTGCCGGCCGGCACCCAGGACGGCCCGGAGTCGGACAGGCCCCAGTTCGTGTCGCTGACCGTGCGGGTGAAGGTGTCCACCACGTCGAGCAGGGCACCGACCTGCAGATGCGGCCGGGTGCTGACCCGCAGTTGGGTATTGCGCCCGATCAGCCCGTAGTAGGCCGAGCGCGGGTTGCGCGGGCTGAACTTGCCGTCCCGGTTGTTGAGGGTGAGTCGGCCGCTGGAGAAGTCGGCAAGCCCCGCCTCGTTCGCCCGGCCGCGGGCGATCTCGATGCGGTCCCGCTCGTAGACCAGGGACGTGATGTCGGTCCAGGTGCCGGCCAGCAGCAGTTCCACCGAGGTGTCCGCGATAGCCTGCGGGAACGGGGTGGGCGGCGTCGGTGGGGTGAGTGTGGGCGGCGGGCCGGTGGAGAAGGTGGACGACCACTCCTCGGGCGCCCACCATTCCCACAGGTCAACGTCGGGCACGGCTCAGCCCAGCGTCACGCGGGCCGGGGTGCCCTTGCCGTCCCGGTGGCACCACAGCTCCGTCTCGGTCGGCTCGCCCTTGACCGGGGCCTGGACGCTGATCGCGTAGACGGTGTTGCAGCACGGTGCGGTGTAGGTGATCGTGGCCGCGACCTCGTCACCGGCGACCGTGGCGGCCCATTCGGTGGTGATCCTCACTGGTCCACCTCCACCCAGCAGATCATGCTCACTGCGGCGCTGAACGTGGCGCGCACCCGCAGGAACTTCGAGACGGCGACCAGCTTCGGCGCGCTGGGTGGCATGATCCGGCGGTCCTGGAGAGGCCCGGCGCCGTTGCTCACGCCGGCGATCTCCACCGTGTCGAAGCTCCGGGTGGCCGCCGTGGCGCCCTCCACGGTGGCGGTGTACCCGGTGGCGTTGACGCCCAGGGTGAACAGCGAGGCGGGCGCGTTCGGGTCGGTGGGCTGGACACCGGAGGCCACGTGCGCGGTCACGGTGGCCGCCACGTCGGTCTCGACGAGTTCGATCACGCCGACGCCAGTGGCGGCCGGCGCCGCGTCCAGGCTGAATCCCCACGCGATGATCTGGCACTGCCGGGTGGCCGGGTTGGCGACCTGGAGCATGGTCTTGATCGCGGTACCCGTGGTCACCTTGACCGGCGCGGCCGTAGTGACCATCGCCCAGTTGCCGATGATGTACCTGTGCACGGCTCAGCCCTGCCCGCGGATGGCGGCGTTCGTGGCGTCCTGCCACGCCTGCGCGGCCTGCTGGGCGTCGCCGGTGCCGGGCAGGATCAGCCCGGTCCGGGCCTGCTTGGCCGCCTGCACGATGCCGGCCGCGATACGCTCGGCGTCGTCCGGCTGGCAGAAGAAGTGGAGCGGGCCGAGCTGGGTGTGGAACAGGATCATCACGGCGTCGTGGCCGTCGGCCATCTTCGCCACCCCGAAGGCCGGAGTGAACGGCACCGCGCCGGGCTGGACAGGCTGGGTCATCACGAACTCCCGATCACTAGTTGCACGTCGCCGCCGCGGACGCGGACGGACTCCCGGATAACCTCCAGCAGCAGCGCGCCGAGCCGAGTGCCGTCGGACTGGAGCTGGATCACGGTCGGGCCGCCGCCGTGTCGGCCGTCCAGCGGCACCACGGCCTCGTCGTGGCCGCCCTCGCCGAGCAGGGCCAGCGTGCCGCCGGAGCGGGCCCGCACGATGCCGCCTGACGCGAGGTGGTTCAGGTGCGGCAGGCCGATGGTGAAGCCCCCGACGTTGAGGTTCGTGCCGGGGATGTGGACCGTGGGCGCCTGGAAGTGCAGCGCGTTCCACACGTCGATGATCGCGTTGATCGCGGACTTGAAGGCGGCCTTGATCCAGTCCCACATGCCGGCGCCCGCAGCCTTGAGTCGGCCGGGCAGGCCCCGGAAGAACCCCACCAGGGTGTCCCAGTGGCGGACGATGAACAGCACGGCCAGGCCGAACGGGCCGGTCAGGATGGCCAGCAGCAGCGGCCAATGTGCCTTGATCCAGTTCCACGTGCTACCGAGCGCACCCTTGACGATGTCCCGGAACCGCTCGCTCGTCTTCCAGAGCACGGCGAACGCCAGCCCGAGCGCGACCAGCGCGGCGATCGCCCACCCGACCGGGCCGAGCGCGATCACCCAGGCGGCGGCCATCCGAACAGCGTTGATCGTGGCCTGCGCGGCCATGGTCAGCCAGCTCGCCACGGTGGTGCCGGCGGCCTTCACGTGCTCGAGCGCCGACTTCATCATGGTCAGCGTCATCGCCTTGAGTGCCGGGATGACGAAGGTCGCGACGCCACCGGCCAGGTCAGCGAAGCCCTGGATATAGGAGACCATGCCCTGCTGGCCCGGACCGGCCATGATGGCCTGAACACCATCGACGGTGTCGTGCAGGCCGATCAGCTTGGACTCGGCGTCGTCGGTCTTCTCGCCGGCCTTGTCGAATCCCTCACCCATCCGGTCGGAGGATTTGCGGACGTCGCCCATCACCTTGGAGGCGCCGGCATCCTTGCCCTTGATCACCACTTCGATCTCGTTGGAAATGTCACTCGCCTCCCTTCTTCTCCGGCGTCCCGCGGGCTTCGATCTCCAGTAGTCGTGCCAGTTCGGCGTCCTCCTCGTCCAGTGCGCTCGGCAGGCAGCCGAACCGCTCGCACACCCCGAGGATCAGCCGGGCCTCGATCAGTTCGCCAGGCTCAGTGACGGTGGTTCCGTCGCCGCGTTGCCCTCCGGGGACGGCCCGCCATTCGGCGAGCCTTGCGACAAAGGGGGCGCCACCGCCGTGCACGCCTGTTGCCAGTAGGACGTCATCTCCTGAACGAATACCGCCTCCTGGCTGTCCACGCCCTCGGCTGTCGCCGGCACCGGGGTGCGGTTGCCGTCCTCGTCCTCGTCCTCCAGGTTCCAACTGATCAGGTGCTCGGCGAACAGGTCGAACAGGTGGGCCAACAGGCCGGCCTGCTCCTCGGTCAACTCCGACGGCTTCGAGCCCTCCAGTGCGGCGACCGCCGGCCCGTTGCGGATGAACCACCGGAGCGTCTTCATCTTCATGGGCCGCATGCGCACGATCAGGCCGTCACGGTCCGGGAACCGGAGCCGGATGACCCGGCTGTTCGTGTAGCCCATCAGGCACCTCCGGTGCAGTCGGCCAGCGCGGCCAGCCACGCCGGGTCCCGCAGGTCGTCGGTGGCGCGGAACGGCTGCCCGGCCCGGCCCCCGCCGGCGACCTTGACGCCCGGCCCGGAGATCTGCCACAGCGCCCCGCCGTCCTTGCAGGGGATGGACGGCACCAGCAGCGGGCCGGCCGCGGTCTCGCAGAGGACCGACGCGGCGGCCGGTGGGGTGGCCGCGCCGTCCGCGAACAGCGCACCGCACGCCGTCCGGGGACTGACCGTTCCCGCGCCGGCCAGGTCTGCCGGTGGCTCCAGCTCCGGCCGCGGCGCGCACCCGACCATGAGCAGCAGCAGAACCAGCGGCCAGGTGAACGTCCAGGCCGCGTCCGCCAGCAGGTAGAGCTTGCTCATGACCACACCGGGGCGGCGCCGTTGGACAGCTTGCCCTCGGCCGTCCAGGTCAGCTCGCCCGAGTCGGCGCGGGCGACCACGTAGCTGGAGTACAGCACCTCGAAGGTCAGCGTCGCAGGCCCCGGAAACCCGATGGCCGTGGTCCGCTGCACCCGCGTACTGACCACCGTCTTGAACACGTCGTGCGACATGTTCACGTCCACATTGAACACGCCGGTCAGCTTGATCGAGCCGTCGGCCAGCAGCAGCAGGCGCTCCATAGCGGACTTGTCGATGCCGGTGACCTCCTGCTCCCCCATCGTGGTGCCGAGTTCGATCGAGCGGACGTCGTTGCTGATCGTCCGCGGCGTCCCGCCCGAGTCGTCGATGATGCAACTCGACCCGAGTCCGGTCAGCTTGCCGGCCATGTGCTGCTCCTAGAAGACGGTGGCGGTGAGGTTGCGGGCGACGACGACGGAGAAGACGGCGCTGCTGAACGTGCCGGTGGTGACCACCCGCAGCCAGCGCTCCACGCTCAGCACGGCCGAGGTGGCGATGCGCTGGACCGTGGGCGAGCCGGCCGGGGTGACCGCGCTGAACGCCCCGCCGGTCACGTCCGCGTACGGGTCGCCGACGGCGTTGTCCGAGGACTCCTGGAGCTTCACCGTGACCGAGGTCCCGACCACGGAGAACACCTGGAGGTACGCCTGGAGCCCGAACGTGCTGGCCGAGGTGAAGTCCACCCCGGTCCCGTTGGTGGCGCTGCCGTCGGTGCGCTTGCCCGCGGTGAGCTGGACGCCCCACTCCATGCCGAAGCCGTTGGCCGGCAGGGCGACCGCGCACCGCAGGTTGCCGGCGTCGTCCCGGCTCGGGCTGTAACTGGCCTGCTTGCCGACCAGGCAGGCGGCGGCATTGCCGAGCGTGGTGCCCCGGCAGTAGGCGGCCTGCACGTCGGTACGCGGGGCCAGCGACAGCCGGGCGTGCGCCTGCCCGGCGTCAACGTTCCAGTAGCTCACGAACTCCAGGGCGGCATCCATGACGCCGCCGCCGCGCTCCCATGCCGACTTGTCGATGCCGGTCAGGTTGAGTAGGTTCGGCCCGCCACCGATCTTCCCGAGCGAGTTGACATCCCCGGAAATGTCGTAGCCGCCGATATAGAAGTTGTCCCCGAGTCCGGTCAGCTTGCCGGCCATCTATGCGACCTCCGCCCATGCGTCATTCACGATCACGGGCAGGGTGATATCGATGACCCGGTAGAGCTTCTTGTCCTGCTCCAGGTATCCCGGAATGGCGCCGAGCGGTGCGCCCCCCATGCCGAGGATGTCCACCGCGCGGGCCGTGCCGCCCAGGTCGAAGTCCCCGCAGTAGGCGGCCAGCGTGGTCGATACGGCGGTGAGCAGGTTCGGGTCGATGTCGTCCTGCGGCTCGGCCAGCATGGACGACTGGAGCCGCACCAGGAACTCCACCCGCACGCTGGCGCTGGCCAGCCCGGAGGACTTCACGGTGGCGATCGGGCCGAGGATCACCGAGCAGGTGATCCCGGCCAGGCTGGGCGCGCTCTTCGGCTCGTGGGTGTTGACGCTCTCGAAGATGCCGAGCTGGAGCGCGTGCGACTTCACCGAGTCGTACAGGGCGGCCACGTCGAGGCTCATTGCAACCTGCCGATCTGCTGGTCGGCGACCCGCTGCACCTCGGCCGCCGCGACCCGCTGCACCTGCTGGCGGGCGCGGCGGAAGCTGGCGTAGCCCTTGAAGCGGGTGCGGGCGTTGCGCCGGCTCACGCCTTCCAGCCACGGCCCGTAGATCACGCCGCCGTCGGTGACCCGCCACTGGGTGCCGCGGTGGACCTTGCCGACGTGCGACTGGTAGTAGCCGGTCGGGTGCCGGAGCGAGCCCTTGAGGTTGGCATGGACGAAGCCCAGCAGTCGGTCGGCCATGGCCTCCTCGGACTTCTCCAGCATGTCGGCGATGACCTCGCGCGGCGTGCTGTCGCTGAACAGCGGCCCGGTCTGGCGCACGGTGACGTGGCCCATCAGACGACTCCCGTCCGGACCCGGCCGAACTGCTGAACCGCCTGCGCCCGCAGATCCTCCAGGCTGCCCGGTTGCGGCCGGGTGGAGGCTCCCGCCCCGGCCGGCCGCGCCCACCCGGAGCCCTGCCCGAGCAGCAGGTTCAGCGACTCGGCCACGGCCAGCTCGCGGATCAGCCCGGGCACGACGTGCCGGGTGACCGCGGCGCCGTTCAGCGCGGTGGCCGCGGTCGTGCCGGCCGAGCCCCGGACCACGGTCCAGGTCCGCGGGGCGTAGATCGTCGAGCCGGCGTGGGTGGCCAGCACGGTGCCGTCCCAGGCTCGGCGGACGGTGAGGTTGTTGCCGGCCACGTCGGTGATCAGCATCCGCTCGGAGTCGAGCAGGATGACCTCGCCCGGCTGGTAGGCGGTGCCGGTGGTGACGGCCACGGTGGTGTTGCTGGCAGCCGCAGTCATCGGGGTCTGCAGCGTCTGCGCCGTGGTGAGCATCGCCTTGTCGGTGAGCAGCAGCCGCTCGGTCCCGATGAGCAGCAGGTCGCCCACCCCGGCGGCGCCCGAGTCGGTGACCGTGATCGTGGTGGCCGTGGTGGTGGTGATCGCGGCGGCCAGGGCCCCGGCGGGCGCGGTGTCCACCGACCACCCGAAGACGCCGAGCACAGAGATGGCGCGCTGGAAGGTGGCGCCGCTGACGAACGACGACGGCCGGTCGAGGCGGACGTCGATGCGGTCGTACGGCGGGCCGAAGTTGGACGGCTCGAGGTTGTAGTCGGCCGGCGGGATGACCACGCCGCCCGCGGTCAAGGTCGTCACGCTGACGACCTCGGACTCCTCCAGCCACAGCCGCCACGACGGGGCATGGGAGAGGTTCGGCCAGTCGAAGTACCTGGTCGTGACCAGCGGGGTGAAGCGGCGGTTGAGCAGGCCCTCGACTGCGTCCCGGGCGCCTTCGAGCTTGCCGTCGATCTGCGCGATCGAACGGGAGGTGCCGCGCACGTCGAGCGCGTCGGCCACCTGCTCCCGGGTGCAGAGCACCGGGGCGGTCAGTACCGCTGCCATCCTGTGCCCTTGCTTTCTCGGCCGGCCGGGGCGAACCCGGGCGGGGTGGCGTATTTAGTTAGTCGGAGCGTACAGCGCGGGGCGGGCCGGCCGGGTCATGGAGGCCCCTCGGCGTGGTGTGCCCTCGTGGCGGCCGGCCGGCCCCGCCGAGGCCAGGCTACCGGCCTCGGATCAGGAAGTACGAGCCGATCAGCGCGGCGGCGCCGCCGATGGCCGCGGACAGCCGGGCCAGTGGCGACCAGGACCGGTCCGCCTTGTCACGGCGCGCCGCCTCGGCATCCTTCAGTGCGGCGGCCGTGGTGACCACGGTGGCGTCCCGGGACACGGCCTGATCACCGAGCCGCTGGACGGCCATGGTCAGGTCGTGCATCTCCCGGGCCAGGTCGGCGAGGCTGCCGTTGATCGCGGCGAAGTGCTGGTCATGACCGGCCAGCCGGGCCGCGATCTGCCCGGCGAGCTCGCCGCGGTCGTACGCCTCCTGCGGCGTTTCGGGCACCTACAGCGCGTCCAGCTCGGCCGACCCGACCGCGTCGATGCCGCCGGCCGGGATCGGGCCGATGATGGTCTGCTGCCACCACCCGGACGAGCGCGGGATGCGGAGCACGTCCGCGCTGGCTACCCGCATGCCCTTGGCGTCGGCGGCGTCGCGCACCCAGACCAGGCCATTGCCGGCCAGGGCGAACCACGCCGGGTGCGGGATCGAGGTGGACGGGACGACGCTGGCCACGATCGGGCTCATCGGCTCTCCTGGGTACAGGCGTAGGTACCGGGGCCGGTGGCGGTGCAGGTCACCAGGGCGCCGGTGAACGGATCGTGCCAGGTGATCACATCAGGCGGTCGCGTAGTTCCACGTGAAACCACTACGTAGACGCTCAGCAGAACTACGTATGCGGTCAGCCCGACCAGCAGAGCATCCCGCCACGGCGGGAGCCACCACCAGCGACTCCAGCGCCAGCGCGGGCCGGACATCTCGGCCTCGCGCCGCCGAAGCGCCCAGACCTCGTCGCTCATCGCAGCCAGACCACCAGCAGTAGGGCCAGCCCGATCAGGAGGACGACCGCGCCGGCGGCCGGGTGGCGGGCGGTTCGAAGGTAGGCGGCGACGGAGCGGCGGGCGCGCCCAGCCACCGGGCCAGCACCGCCTCCACCGGGGCCTTCCCGACCAGGACCAGGCCGGCTCCCACCATCAGCGGGGCGGCCGGCCTGTACAGCGCCTCGTGCATCTCGATGCCAAGCCCCGTCAGGACGGTGAGGGTGTCGCGGATCCACCGAGACCACAAGCTGGCCCCTCTCGTGCGCCGTGCCGCCCGCCGCGTGGTCCGGAGCGGGTCCTAGAACTCCGTCGGTCGGTAGGAATCGAACGGGCAGTACAGCTCGCCGTCCGGGCCGGTCCTGTAGGGCGTGCCGTCGTTGGGGCAGGACTGGCGCCGCAACTCCGGCTCGTCGGCCGCCAGTTGCTCGGCGTAGCGGTAGATCGACAGGAGCTGGTCGGCGCTCACGGCCGCCAGTCCTGCAGCTCGGCCTTCGTCTTGTCGGCAGCCTCGTCCGGGTCAAGCCCGCAGGAGACCGCCCACGCCACCCATGCGATCTTCGGGTCGTTGATCGCCGGCCGGGCCGGGGCCGCGGGGAAGGTGACCCCGAACTCCGACCCGGCCAGCGTGGGCTCAGCGTTCCCGACATCATGCTGAGCCTCGGCTGCGATAGGGGCAGCCTCAAGATCCTCCCGGGCCAACTCGACCTCGACCGGCGTCTCGTCCGCCGGGGCACCGGGGCCGACCAGCCGGACGTCCGGCCCGACGTCCGGCGCCACCTCGCCCTCGGCCACGTACGAGCTTGCCCCGCTGACCGCGTTCGCCTTCGCCATCGCTAGCTCCCGACCTGGATATCCGGCTCGATGCTCTCCATCAGGATGCCCGGTCCGACCAACCGCACACCCGGCAGCGGCCAGCCGTCGAAGTCGAAGTAGCCTTCGTCGGCCGGCAGCGGGGCCCCGTCGTCGATGTAGACCGAGACCCCGGTGACGGCGTTCGCGTGGGCCACGGCTACACCGCGACCACGGTGGCCGCGTTGTCCAGCGGGGTGTAGTTCAGGTACCACGCCACGCTGCCCGGGTTGACGCCGACCGAGCCGGTGTAGGTGATCGACCCCGGACCCAGCAGGAACGGGGTCGTCTTCGGCACCGGGGTCGCCGCGGTGGCGCCCAGGGTCAGGGCCGAGGCCAGGGCGGCGACGGTCCAGTGGGTGCCGATCTCCCGGACCACGCCGACCACGGTGGCCGTGGCGACCGCGTTGGAGATGTTGGCGCCGGCACCCTCGGTCGCGGTGAAGCCGAGCACGATCGAGGTGGCGTTGCTCGCGTCGGAGGCGATCGTCAGCTTGCCGTAGAGCGCGTTGACGTAGATCCGGCCGCCGGTGATCGTGAACATGCTGGTCAGGGACTGCGCCACCAGCGAGGACGCGCGGGCGACCTGGAAGCCGAGTTCGGCGTTGCGGAGCTGGGCGTTCTGGGCTGGCGTCGGCATCAGAGCACCGCCGACACGAGAGACTCGGGCGCCCGCTTGACGTCCAGGCCGGACAGCACGTAGACCATGGTCGCGCTCGCGTGCGTGGTGTCGATGTACTTGAAGCCGTCGCTCATGCTCACGCCGGCCACCTCGAAGTAGGTCAGGCCGCCGTTGATCGACGGCACCGTGCTGGCCGCCGCCTGGGTGACCCTGGTCCACGCGGTCGGCGTGGCCGCCGCCGCCTGGGTCCAGTACTGGGTGACCACGGCCAGGGCCTGCTCCGTGCCGCCCGAGGCGGCGTTGCACTCGTTGAGCGTGAGGTTGGTCGCGCCGGTGGCGCCGACCAGCAGGACGCCGATCATCTCGCAGTCCCGCATATTGAAGCGGGACTTCGCGGTCGTGATCGACACGCCCAGGTTGAAGATGCGCCCGAGTCCGAGCTGTGCACTCATCAGCTACTCGCCTTGCCCTTCTGCGGCATCTGACCTCCGCGTGGTCGCTATCAGGTCCGGGTGCCGGAAAGCTGCACGAACGGCGAGAGGGTGTTGCCGCCGTTCTTCGGCGTGATCGGGCTCTGCACCCAGGGCCGCCCGTCCACCCGCTCGATGATCTTGTAGGCGGTCCGGTCGCTGGAGAACAGGAAGTCGGTCGAGGCCGACGCCTGCATGGTCTGGCGGTCGCCGATCAGGTAGAACGACGGGTCCACGAACATGATGTCGCCGGTCGTCCCGAGCGCCGGCAGCTTCTCGGTGAAGTAGACCGGCCGGCCGTAGATGGTGGCCGGCGGGGCGCCGATGACACCGTTGTTCATCCACACCGGGGTGCTGTTGCCGAGCGTGCCCTGCACGGCCATCAGCGCGAGCTGCGGGAACGCGCCGATGTCGCACAGCCAGATCGCGTCCATCAGGCTGGACGGCAGCATCCGGGCGAACATGGCGGCCAGGTTGTCCGCGATGATCGTTCCCGAGCCCTGGCCGCTGACCGCGGTGGCCGTGACCGCGCCCGCGCAGGAGACGAAGCCCAGCGGCTCGCCGACGCCGCTGCCCTGCATGAAGCGGTAGTCCTCCTCGAAGGCGATCGCCTTCGGCAGGGCCGTGCTCAGGAAGGCGTTGAAGGCCGAGGCGTCCGCGACCAGCTCGTTCGGCGCCGTGCAGTAGGCCATCAGCTTCTTGGCGTCGAGCACGACCTGGGAGAACTTCGCGCTCGACTCGGTCGGCGCCGTGCCCTCGTCCACCCAGAACACCTGAATGCCGCCGAACAGCGTGCTCACGTTCGAGGTGGCGTCCACCGCGGGAATCAGCGTCCGCTGGGTCTCCATCGGGATGATGGTCGCCCGCGGCCGGATCAGCGCCGACTCCAGCGCCAGCATCAGCAGGTCCGAGCGCATGACCTCGGGGATCAGGAACCCGCCGTCGGCCGGCACGTTGGTGCCGAAGGCGTTCTGCACCTCCTGGACCTTGGCCAGCTTCTCCGACAGCTCCTTGCCGTTGCGAAAGCCGTCGCGCTGCGGGGCCATCGCGCGCAGCATGTCCGCCGGCCGGTCGAACAGGTCGTTCACTGACCAGCCGACGGCGTTCTTGCTGTACAGGCCCTGCTTGCGCGCGGTCGCGGAGTTCCGGACCGAGGAGTCCCGCAGTTCCGGGGAGTCGAAGTTGTGCGGCCCGCCGGTCAGTGGCGGCCGGGCCACCGCGTCCGGGTTGTCCCGCAGGAACTGGGCCATCGTGGCCTGGACCTGCTCCTTGACCTGCGCGGACAGCGTCTCGTCGGCCTTCTTCTGCTGGTCCACATAGGTCCGGATCAGCTCCGGGAACTGGCCGGAGGCCATGACGTCGGACAACTTCCGCCGGTCGTTCAGGAACGCTTCCATCTCGGCCGGATCCGTCGGAATGGTCACTTGCGCAGCCATCTACATGGCCTCCCTCACGGCACGCTTGAAAAGGTCCGGGTCCCAGTTGAGAACCGGAGGTGCCGGTGCCGCGGCGCGGCCGGCGTAGTTGAACACGGACAGGTCGAAGGCGTCCTCGGCGGCGGCCTTGCCCTGCACGGCGTCGGCCAGCCCGGCGGCCACGGCCTCCTCGGCCGAGTACCACGTCTCGTTGCCCATGGATGCCCGCCACATCGGCATGCCGCCGCCGGCCGCGTCGGAGTAGACCCCGGCGATCATGTCGCCGATGGAGTCGAGCAGCGCGGAGCAGGCGTTCATGTCCTTGGCGGTGCCGATGCACAGCGCGGACGGCTCGTGGATCATGGTCTGGCTGGCCCGGGCCACCACCCGCACGTTGCCGGCCTGTGCGATCACGCTCGCGATCGAGGCCGACAGCCCGTCGTTGTAGGTGGTCACGTCCGCCGCGTGGGAGGCGAGCGCGTTGTAGATCGCGCACCCGTCGAACACGTCCCCGCCAGGGGAGTTGATCCGGACCGCGATCGAGCCCACGTCCAGGGCGGCCAATTCGTCGCAGAACTGCTGCGCCGTGGTGCCCCAGTATCCGATCTCGTCGTAGATCGAGACGGTGGCGGTCTCGGCGTCATTGCTGATCCGGTACCACCCGTCGCGGTGGGTGGGCTGCGCCCGGTTGGCCGGCCGGTGCCGCCGGTGGGTGGCGGTGACCGCGGCCAGGTTGATCGGCTTCATGCCGGTACCGCCTCAGGTTGTGGCGCGGCAGCAACCTGCCGCATCGGGGGCAATCCTACGATCATGGCCGCGTCGTCCGGGTGGACCCCGGTGCCGACCAGGGTGGCGTACGCGCCGGCCTTGCCGGTGAGCTCGGCCAACTCGGTGGCCGCGTCCTCCTCGACCGGGCTCTCGAAGCAGAACTCGGTCGTCACCGGGTCGCCGTACAGCGGCAGCAGCCGGGTATTCAGCGCGCCGCGGTAGCGGGACAGGATCGGGCTGATGTTCCACTTCGCGAGCTGGTAATCAGCCGCATCCGCATTCGCCCGGTTCACGTCGTCGCTCTGGCCGAGGATCGCCTTGTGGATGCGGAACGCCTCGCGGATCATGCCCTGGCTGACCTCGCGGAGCTGCACGAACTGCATGTCGCGCATGGTGAAGCTGCGCTCCACCCACTTCGCGCGCTCCAGGAACGCGACCCGGTGCGCGTTGCGGACGCCGCGGTGCTGCTCGTACCAGCGGTCCCGGAGCCGGTTGAACTCGGCGTCCCCGAGGTTGTCCTCCATCTCGATGACACCGCCGGGAGTGGCGTCGTTGAGGAAGAACCGCCGATTCCATTCGGCGCTGAACCGCACCGAGTCCAGGTCGGCGAGCAGTGCCTGGACCGGGCCCATGCCGCGGTAGGGGTCCATCGGGTTCGGCAGCTTGACCTGGATCACCTGCCAGGTCTCCAGCGGCACCTGCTCACCGCCCGGCGCGGTGTAGACCCAGCCGGCCAGGAAGTCCTTCGCGGACGGCACCGGGGTCATCCGGTCGGGGCGGACCGGCCACAGCTCCAGCGGCAGCGTCGGCGCCCGCGGGTCGGTGGCGATCACCCAGATGCCCTCGCCGACCAGCATCAGGTGCTGGGTGGTGGATTCCACGAGATCGTGCCGGGAGTAGAACGGGTTCGGCCTGGCCCACAGGTCGGCCGCCGGGTGCTGCAGCACCTGGGTCCGGTTCGGCTGGTCCGGCCCGTACATCCGCCGGGTGTCGCGGGTCACCCGCTCCAGCCACCACTCCTGCTGTGCGGCGGCCTGCGCGATCGCGGACACCACGGCGAACAGGGTGGAGACGGTGCCCATGGCCTCGAGCTGCTGGACGCGGTTGCCCCGACCGAAGATGTTGCCGAGCAGGCCGGGCGCACCGGGCGCGGTGTAGGCCACGGGGGAGGCGTTGCGGAGCGATCGGGCGACCGCCCCGATCAGCTCCACCCGCTACTCCTTGTGTAGGCCCCAGTTGAACACCAGGGCGGCCGTGCCGGCGGCGGCCCACCCTGCCATGGGCGCCCAGGTGAACGCGCTGATCACGAGGCACGCGAGCCCACCGACGGTCAGAGCGTACGGCCTGGCACGATCAACTGTCACGTACACCGTACGTCCGGTGTGTTGCAGCCAGTGACCGAGGCCGGTAAGCAGGACCAGGACGAGCCGGGCCGAACGCAGGGCGGCCCGGCTCGCGGTCCGGTTCAGGACGACCAGGGGGCGGATGTCCAGCTTGGTTTGCCGTGAAACATAGGCGGCGGTCACGGTCGGAACACCCCCGAGTCGATGAGCGAGCCGTCCGTGTCCACCAGCGCCCAGGTCCCTGGCTCCCATTCCTCACACAGGATGATCGGGATACCGGTGAAGGACTCGACCGAGCCGGCCCATGGTGGGCGCTCGGGCACGCTCGGGCTGGCCGCGCACAGCATCTCCATGGCCAGCGTGGACACCTGTAGCTGCATCATCAGAACCGCACCGAGGATCGGCCGGCCAGGTCCCGGTGCGCGACCACGTAGCGCATGGTGTCGCAGCCGTCGTCCTCGATCTTCACGGGCTGCTCCTTCCGCTCGTCCCACCGGTACCCGGGCAACTCCTCCTCGGTGCAGGTGGGCTTGTGCAGCTCGGCCAGCTCGGCGTCCGGCTCCACCAGCACCCCCCGCAGCAGGAACAGCCGCCGGTCCGCGAGGCGCTGCTTCACCGCGTCGATGCCCTCGTTGACCTTCTTGTGCGCCGCCCGGGTGGACAGCCCGAGCCTGCGTTCGAGCACCACCCGGCCCTCCGCGTCATGGTCGCAGACGATCGCCTCGGGCTTCGGCTCCTTCCACCGCCAGTGCGCCGGCGTCCAGGTGTCCGGGTCGTCGGCCACCGGCTCGCGGACCGCGTCCAGGATGGCCACGGCCCAGTCCTCCACGGTGCGGCCGGTGCCGTAGATCTCCCGGTACCGGTACAGCTCGCCGTCGGGCGCCTCGGCCCACATCGAGCACACGAACGGGTGCCGGAACCCGAAGTCCACGCCCCAGAACCGCGGCCAGGTCTCCGGGATCGGGAACCAGTCGAGCAGGTGCACGGCCGGGTCGTACTCGGCGTAGACCTGGCCCTCGGCCGCCACCCACAGCCCGTCGCGCAGCCGCAGCCGGCGCGGCCCGGTCAGCCCGTCCAAGATGGCCAGGTACGCCGCGCCCGCCTCGGTCGGCTGCCCGTCCTCGCCGACGTACCGTGGATTGTCGGAGTGCCGGGACTCGATCATCGTCGTCCGGCCGGTGGCGCAGCGGTGGTTCAGCCAGTGCGTCGGCCGGTCCGGGTTGGTGTCGGCCAGGAGTTGCTGGAAGCTCATCCGCCCGTTGCGCAGCCGCGTGGTCAGCGCCTCCCAGTCGGTCAGCGACAGCTCGATAGCCTCCTGCACGTAAATCATGTCGTACTCGGTGGACATGATCCGGGTGGCCTTGTTCATGCCGCCGATCATCACGGCCGAGCCGTTGCTGTACCGGTACTGGGCGGGCTCCTCAGCGCTGCCGCCGTAGAACGTGACCAGGCCGGCGCTCAGCGCCTCGGCCACGACGTGCTCGCGCCAGGTGACCAGCGCCGTGGTGGTCAGCGACTCGGCCGTCTTGCGCACGATCAGGCCGCGGGCGCCCGGGGTGGACAGCATGCAGGCGTGCAGCTTCTCGAGGCAGGCGCGGCTCTTGCCCGTCCCGGCCGGCCCGCTGACCAGCACCTCCGGGCCACGGTGGGCGAACAGCGCGAGGCAGCCACCGCGCGGGGCGTACCGGTGGGCCAGCGTGCTGCTCACGCGAACCCGCGCGGCTGGCCGCCCGACCAGGGAAGGCTGGGATCGAGCGGCTGGACCGGTGGCTGCGGCGGGCTGCCGTAGCCCTCCGGGTGCTCGATCTCGACGGGGAACGGCCGGCACTGCCAGCAGTCGCGGTGTGCGCGGCTCAGACGTCGGATCTCACGGTCGCACTTCGCGCAGAACCGACCGGTATACAGCAGCCACCAGAGCAGCGCTGTCGGCCGGCCGGTCACCCTCACCGCGCGTCCTCGCCGGGCGGGTCGTCCAGAGTCGGGTACTCGCCGCGCTGCGCGATGACCTTGGCGAGCGCCTTCAGGTCCGGCCGCCACAGCCCATGCCGCGCCACCACGGCATGGAACTCCTCCAGATCGTGGCTGACCATGACCAGCTTCCGAGGCTCCTCCGGATCCTCCGGTAGCGCCACATAGAAATGGCTCAGTTCATGGTCCACCAGGGCCACGCGCTGTGCCTCGGTCAGGTGCTGCCATGGCTCGTGCGGCACCTCGATGCAGAAGAAGTCTGCCGGATCGTCGCCGAGGTCATCGCGGCGGACCAACCCGACGAGGTGCGCGTTCAGGCCGCTGATCTTCCGGGCCTTGCCGAGCACCATCCGGCCACGCGACTTCGCGACGGTGTCCCGGAAGACGCACCGGACGGTGACGTCCGTCCGGTCGAGGTGGTCGTGGTACTCGGGCACCAATTGCTCGACGATGGCCTCGACATCCTTGGCCCGCCAGTAGGTAGTCACGCGGTGATCCCCTCGAATGAGTTGCCCGACAGGTCCGGCGCTGAGCACTCCGAGCCGTCCCGATGGTGCGGGTGGGTGCCCTCGGTGCATTCCCAACAGCAGAGTTCGGACGGTGGCTCGCAGTTCCGCCCGTGCAGATCGCAGCAAGCGCCCTGCGCGCACGTCACCGCAACGACTCCGGGTCCACGCCGACGATCTCGTAGCGGACGCTGACCGTGGAGTCGATCACCGTGCGGAGTGCGCCCAGCTCCTCAGCCGTGTTCCGCAGCGCCCGGTGCTTGGCGCCCAGTAACGCCGGATCCAGCACCGCCTTAGGCTGGTCGTGGTGGTCGTCGATGGCCTCCACGTCGTCCTCGTAGGCGGCGAGCCGGGCCGCCTTCTGTGCGATCCACAGCGCCGCGAACTTGTTCTCCATGTCGGCGTGCTGCGCCGCGATCTCGGCGGCGAACCGCTGGGCGAACCGCGAGATCGACCCCTGGTCCACGCCGTACTGCTCGGCCAGCGCATCCTGTGTCTTCTCACCCGAGGCCAGGTCCAGGATCAGCGGCAACCGGACAGCGGCCCGGTTCAGCCGGCTACGGGGCGAGCCCGGCCGGGCGTAGGGCGAGCGCGGCTTGGCCTCGGTGGTCTCGACTTCGGTACCGGTCATGGTCAGAACGAGTCCGGGTGCGGGCGGTTCGCGGCCAGCGGCGCCGGAGCGTTCGGCACCGCATACACGCCGAGCACGGTCAGGATGGCCAGCACCGCGGCGGCCACCTTGGTCACGGCGTTGTCCGGCGGCAGGGTTGCCACGATGTACGTCGCGGCCATCCCCACGAACCCGACGACCGCCTTGGCGTAGCGGGCCACGGTGCTCACGGGGTCGCCTCGGTGACGATCCGCAGGTGGGCCAGCGCGTCGGCCGCGCCCTTCTCGGCAGCGGCCTCCATCGCCGCCGAGAGCGCGGCCAGGTCCACGGCATGGCCGGCGTCCTTCGCGATCTCGGCCAGCACGGCGGCCTGCGCCGACACCTGCCCGGCCAGCTTCGCGTACCCCGGCACCAGCACGTTCGCGACGTTGTGGTTCACGTCCGCGATGAGCTTGCGGGTGGTGGCCAGCCAGTCGTGCTCCTCGGGCGTCATGTCGTCCTCCATCTCGGCCGCGACCTCACGGCGGAACAGGTCCATGTCCACGGGATCCGGGTCATCCTTGCGGCCCGGCGCGTACTCCTTGTGCCCGACCACGGCGGTCGCCGGGTTCCAGCCCTGGTGCTTGCAGATCGCCGCCATGCCGGTGCGCACCGCGGCGTACTGCGCGGGTGGCCACGCCTCGCCGGTGGTGTGGTCGGTCTCCACGCCGAAGCTGTAGCGGTTGCCCTGCTCGGCCGGGATCGAGCCGAAGCCCGAACCGGCGCCGGCGTGCTGGGCACGGCCGGCGGCCACGATGTGCCAGGTGCCGTAGCGGTCCACCCAGCACTGAGCGTCATAGTTCGCATCGCTGGAGGACTGGAACCCCGAGACCAGCCAGGCCAGGGCGCCCGGTGAGTCACCCGGCCGGCTCGCGTCATGGTGGAACATCACCGCGCGCGGCTCGAACGGACCGTCTCCCGGGTGGCCGCGGCCCTGCCAGCCGACGATCTCCTGCACGGTCAGGCCAGCGGCCCGGAGCACTCCGGGTAGCCAGAGCAGTCGGTTATCGCTCATGCCGACACCCTACGTGATCGAATATGCGTACTCACGCGACTCACCGTAGCGGGTATGAGACTCGGTCGCGACGGGCCTGGACCACGGTCCGGCCGTGGATCCGGATGGCGAGCAGGTGCGGGTGGTCCCCCGGCCCGATCACCTGCGCCGGCTGCGAGCCGCCGTACGGGTCGGCCCACAGTACCCGCGTGCCGGCCGGGAAGATCCGAGGGTCCGTCACCGCGGGTTCTGCGGGACCACCCGCGACGCGCACCCGGACAGGCACTGCGTCCCGTATAGGTGCAGGTGGACGAACGCCGGGTAGCCCAGCTCGACCGCGGACCGTGCCCGCGACCATGCGATCTCCGGCTCGCGCGCTCCGTAGTAGTGCTTCTCGATCGTGGTGTTGACCACGGCGGCCGGCACCATTCACCATCCCGCAGTCGCTGGATCTCCAGGCAGACCTCGCGCCGGCACAGCCAGGCCGGGAACTCCGGGCCACCCTCGGCCGCGTGGCCCTCGTGGGCCAGCTCGGCGATGCGGTCCAGGGCCTCAAGCTCGCGGTCGTTCATCGCGCCTTCCTGTGCTGATCGGCATTCGGGCAGGTGGCGAAGTGGGAGGTGTGCCGCGACCAGCCGGACTCGGGGGGCTCCTCGCCGGCGCGCAGCACCCGCAGGTCGCCCGGGCCGTTCACGGCGAGGTTGCCGGCCGGGTCGGGCGTGGGGTTCACGGGCATCCGTTTGCCGGCCGCGGTGACCAGCCACCAGATCCACGCTCCGCAGGACCGGCATGCCGAGGTGGTGTCCATCAGAGTCGCACCGGCATGACCAGCGCCCGGTAGGCGTCCGAGCCGGGCCGGGTCAGCACCCACGCGCCGGCCTGCCTCGTGAAGTCGATCCGGATCCGCTCGGCGTCGGCGGCGTCCAGCACGGACAGCAGGTAGGGCGCCTTGATCCCCATCTTCCAGCGGTCCCCGTCCCACCCATCGGAGGTCTCGGCCTCGATCGAGTCGGCCGCGGAATCGGTGGCCAGCCGGAACATGCCCTCGCCGATGTCCACGGTGAGGATCTTGTCCTTCGCGTCCTCCTTGGAATCGAAGGTCGGCGTGACCCGCTTGACGAGATCCACCAGCTCGGCCGCGTCGCACACCAGGTGCCGGGCCGAGGTGGCCGGGAACAGCTTCGCCCA